ATCCTCATAACTTAGATTTATATACGTAACACAATTTTCCGTTTATCAATTCGATTCTGTAATCCAGCTCTCCGTAAGTCTCTATTTCAAACTCTATTAAAATATCGTTTAACCCATAACGCTGGTGTGCATCACCGCACGAATGTAACCGGAACATGATCGAGGATAAGGCTTTTTTTAGCTCCATTGTTGTCATCGCATCTATCATTATCGTCATTCGTTTTCTTGGGTGGTGCTGTGTAGCTGTTTTCGCTGTGTGTTTCATGTATGTTCTTATTAAGAAATCTCTGTATTAATTCGTTCGTGTTCATAGTTCGGTAATTTTTGTGCTTAAATTAAAAATGTTATGTGGCTCTAATTGCTCCATATGTGACATATACTGCATTATTAATGATTCAGAAATAGATTCCTTTACAACTTCACCTTTAATGTCATTAGAACCTTTAAAACGAGTTAATACAAATCTGCGTTCTGCTAAGTACAATTCATGTGCTACTCCTACCGGATCTTTTACTATTAAAATATCTAACATAGCTTCTATCATTCCAAGCCTTATAGCTTGTTTTACGTTAAACTCTTCTGCGTTACGATCCGTGATTGCTTTTTGGATTCGTTTTTCTATCATTGCCATAACCTGATCATAGGTTAATTTCTCTTTTGCTTTCATCTGTTTACGATTTGATTAAATTTATACTCTTCTTCTAACTTCTCCTGAATAGCATCTTGGATAGCTACCACCGCTTTTATGGTCATGTCAGGCTCTATACTTAGAATAGTTGCCTTGTCAACCAAAAAACCTTTAGTGTAAGTGATCTCTGCTTTGACATCTACCTTGAAAGAATCGTCAAACCATACGCTGAACTCCGGTTCTCCCTTCATGAAGTTCTGCAATTCTACTGTTTCAAATGTTTTCATACGCTAATTATTTCTACAAATATATAAACCTTTTGGTAAATAACAACACAAATAATAAAAAAAAGTTTGTTTAAAAGACAAAAGCCCCATAAAAACGGAGCCTTTGACCAAATAACCTAACGTATGAATGAAACAAATGTATTAAAATTCGTTCAATAAAACATAAGTAACGTGTGTTTGTGTTCCGTTCTTAGAAGCTAAAGAATACCATTCCATCATTTCGGCATACTTCTCACGATCATTTATAACCTGACACCCGGCAGACCAAGCACCTATATCTTCAGCTTTTACTTTAAGGTTCTTTTTAGAAAAATCATAAGTATTAGTATGGAAGTTAATTCCAAACCACCCTGAAGATTCCCTACCTAGTTGCTCCGATTTTCCATCTCTGTCACCATCTCTAAACACAGTCATTTGCGCTCCTAGTTGTACTAAAGCTGGCATCTTTCCGTTGTGTAGTCCGTATTTCCACACTCCGTAATACCATTGATCAGCTTTTAATACAGCTGCACCTTGACTATTGTACTTGGCAAAGCCACCACGTAAGATTGTAGAACCGGGATTGGTAGTACCGGACAAAACACGAATGAATATTTCACCTTCGAACTCATAGAATTTATCATCGAACTTGTTTTCTGCATCTTCATCTGAACGTACTCCAATAATCCAACGACCTACCGGAATACTTTTAAAAGACGGAATAGCTTTTACCCTAGATAGTAACTGATCGTCTGAATATGATTTAACGCTCATAGCTTCGATTTAAGAGACTTTAATACTTAATTGAATAGATTGTACCACTAAAGTAAATAAAAACGCTTAAAACGTCTTATTTATCTTCTTTTGTTAGTTGTGCGAGTGCTGCTGTTACTCCCCCAGCGGTCACTAAGTACCCGCCTAATGTGATTAGAGTAGCTGGCAAGGCGATAGGAGCAGCTATAAGAACACCGCCTACTGCGGTTGCTACCAAACCCAACTTCTGAACTTTCTTCCAAAACTTAGGAGTCTTAGACTGCCATCTTTCTTTTAATTCCATAACGTTCTTGTTTAGGTAATATAGCAAATGTCTGTTCGTGTTTTATTAGTCTATTGCTTTGTTCTCTACGCATCTCTACTTTGTCTTCTAAACAGTCGTAAAGTTTAGACTCAACTGCTGTAAGGCGGTTATTCATCCAAAACAAAGCGCAGAATAAAAGAAAGGAAACTCCATGCTTTTTTGTCTGCTCTGCTAATATCTGTGGTGTCATATAAGTATAACTACGTAGATATATTTTTGTTTTAAAATAAAAAAGGCAGTGTTTAAACCGCCCTTATATTAAGTTAATTAATTCGTTGGAAATGGTGGTGTCTCAACATCAAAGTCAATAGGTGCGCCTAATACCACATCTAAAGTATCATCATATTTGATATACCAAAAGGTAGGAATATTTAAATTAGCCTCTTGATAATCCACCCAGTTCTGAGTGACGTCATTAGGCGAAACAGGAATACCATAATAAGTATCACAAGCCTCTCTCGCATTAATAGCATCCTGTTCGTTCGTGTATTTGTAGCCTGTTACTTTCATTAGTATATTGAATAGAATGTATTAATGTTTGTGTTTATGCCTGAACGATTAGCAGATTGGTCTGAATTATAAATTATGATCTCTTGAAATGAACCGCCAAATTCAAAACCACTGTATTTTCCAATGTTAAACGCGTTCCATTGACCAGTCAAATTTGTTCTGAAGTTTTCGTGTCCGACTAATTTATAACCATTTAAGGCGCTGTATACTTGTGTTCTTGTTGTTACTGATTGTAAAGCATTGTTCACATAAAGCGATGGCGTGGTATCAGGATTATAGTATAAATTTGTTGATCCATCTCCACTTGAAGCTACATATCCATAAGAATAATTCCCACCGAAATCATCAGGATATAGCCAAGCAGTATCTGAGTCATTATTTGTAATAAAATAAATATCCCTTCTTGTTGCTGTAGGTATAGCGGCAGTCATCCATTTACTACTCGCCCAAGATATTTTAGGTTTAGATGACTGTGTTAATATAGTCCCGCTTGATACAATTTGAGGCTGTAAATTTGCTGTTGATTGCGTCATATTTTTAGCGTTCCCACTCTGATCATACCACGTAGTTACAAAGCCATTATTTGCACCTACAAAAGAAGTAAGTGCAGCCTCATCTAATAAATTCCCTGTTGTATATCCTATGTCTTGCTCTGTGTTATCTGAGCTACGTCTAACACGAATAAGACTGCCTGTATATGTAGAACTTAGTCTACGTGCAGCGGAATAAGCAGCAGCAGCACCTGAATAGGTATCAAGCAAGAATGAAAATGCTGGAATTGCTGGCTGCACTAAATATGGATTGATAATCATTCCCATGACTTACGCTCTGTATCCTATCAATGTTACTTTCAAACCTTTGGCTGTTCCGTTACCGATCTGATCAATGTCGATAGTAATCTCGCTATCATCACTGAGTGCAGAGTCAGATATTACAGCAGCAGTTGCAGCTGTTGTGCTTGTCTTTTCTGTGTTATCAATAGTTAGCTTTGTAGACAGAACGGATGTGCCACCTTCATTGATGTCAACAGTAAAGATACTACCTGAAGCCTGAGCAGTTGACAATGATGCACGTACTGATGTCAAAGTCATTGCGTAAGGCATTCTAAATGTAACCTTTGCAGTTCCAGTAGTGAGTGCTGTTGTTTCATCTGATGCAGCTACTTGTATCTCTGTAGGTAAACCCGTTTGTGCAAGTGTTTTAATGTTTGCCCCAGTAACACTTTTTGTTACATAGGAAGCACCCGATACTTCAGAAACTACAAGTAAATCCGTAGTTGCTAATGCTGCACCTTTCGCTGTTAACTGACTAATTTTTTTCTCTGCCATTTTATTTTATTTATCTTTCCGGAACTGTATCGCCCCACCATGAATAATCATAACTTTCGCCCCAACCTTGAACATCTACACTTGCGCCTTCTGTTAACAGAAAGTCGTCTACTTCAGTTTCCAATAGATCAGTAGCATTTTCATTAATAAAGTTGTCCCCATCTTCAGATGCTTTACCCCATCCAATTAAATTACTTACTGCTGTTCCCCAGCCTATCTCGTTCGGCATCTTGTTGTTGCTTTTGTAAGTATAACTTTAACTTCTTTATATTGTTTTCTTTCGGTTTGTACTTTTTCATAGATACTTACTATAATTTTTATTTTTAGGTTGTAAATCATTTAAAACAGAATGAGAATAATTTTCATAATTTGTGACCCATTCTAAATTTTCAACTCTATTGTCACATTTTATTCCGTTTTTATGGTTTACTTGTTCTTTGTTATTAGGATTTTCTATAAATGCATATGCCACTAATCTATGTACCAAATGATTTGATTTTTTACCATCTATATTTAAAGTCAATCTTAAATAACCTTTTTTAGCAATCCAAAATGGAATTAATTTTCCGTGATAAGTAAATAATCTTTTCTGATTATTTTTTTTAGGATCAGTTCTTTCTATTTTTCTTGTTATACTTCTAACTCTTCCTAAATTGCTTACTTCATAATGACCTTCGTACGATTTAATTGGTCTCCATTCTTCTTGCATACGCTTAAATTTAAATTATTAAATATTAAAAATTATTAATGGTAATATAGTCAAAACCCACCCTATAAAATTATTGTCCGTTCTTGGGTACATATCCCCATTTGAATTAGAATTATACTCAGGAAAAGATGACTGATTAAATGCCATGTAATCTACAAACCTCTGTGTGTAGTGTTGTGCTATCTGTCTTTGCTTTTCTACCAAGAAATCTACTTCGTTTTTTTCTACAGTTGTAGCATTTTCGGATTCGTGTTTATATACACCCTTATTTGCGATTGTATAAGCTGCAAAAGGTAAATATTCAACCATAGCCCAGTGTACGAGCATAGGTTTTATATAAGTCGTTAAAAGTGCTAAATACGGATTCGCCAAAGTAGATGCTACTATGTCAGCTTTAATCTTATTTAATAGGTCAGTTCCTAAGATAGATTGAATATGTACATCCTGAGCAATCTTTACGAACTGGATGAATTTATCCGTATCTACGTTTCCGTTAGTAGCTGTGAACTTAACTATGTCTGTTCGTGTTATAAGTAACGCTTCTGCCATTTTATTTTACGTCTGAAGGTAAATTTTTATTCTTAGGGCTAAATCCTTTTAACGGAAGGTTATTAGGATAAATACTAACCTCGTATGGGTTCGTTATTTTGTAGCCTTTAATCTCTGCTGCACGTGTTCCGATCTCTTTATAGCCTTCTTCGATCTTATTTAGGTCGAGCATATACGTTACCCTAGACCATTTATGGTGACATCTAGCACCACCTTTAAATCTAAAAATGTCGTATGTATTTGCGCCACCTTCACCGAAGCCCGGATTAACTGCTCTGCGGCTCATCTCGTCAATATCTTCTTTTCTAAATAAACGATCTTCTTTAGACATCATAGCTTTACAAAAATCTCTGTCAGGTACTTTATTGCCCGTATACTTATATCGCACTTTAAAGTATTTTAAATCACCTACTTTTTTGTCTTGTCCGCTCTTTAATTTTGGTTTTGGGCTTCCAGTCTGTACAAGGTTAATTAAACGGCTTAGAAACGTTGTTTTAGGCTCTAAATCTAATTCTGCGCTTATCAATGCTGCATCTAACTCGCCATCTTCATCGCTTGCTTCTCTTTCGTCTACTACTACCCATTCATTGCTTAGTTGGTTTTCGTCTACTCGCGCAAATATGTCTTCTAATTCCGTATTTACCTTGCTTAACTCTACGCCAGTTTCTTCTACTACTTGCTCCTGAGTCATTGCGTTTTCAAGATCAGTAAATTCAAGCGGTTTAAGAGTTCTAAAGAATAGATTAAGGCTAACTCCGTTAAATGCTAATACCTTATCAATAGCGTTTAAAATCACTTCTTGTTTAGGTCTAATAACTAGATTGTCAAATAGGATAAAGCTATTCTGTAACTCGTCAGCATTAGAACTAAAACCATTTGTTGAGGCAATACCAAAAAGCAAAGGAGACGTAACGTTGTGCGACAGCATGATCTTACGCATACACTCTTCGCTCAAAGTATTGTAAAGGTCAGGCGCATCATTAACGGGCATCGCATCTACTGTAGTTTTAGATTCTGCGTTGTTATTAAATGCTACAATTACTTTATGTCCATCTGTTCCTGAAAGTTGGCTAAGAACTTTAGATTTAATGATGTCTTGTTCTTCAGGTGTTGGCACGCCATTATTAAAGTTGCAAACTATACGACCCGAAAATCCTCTCTGAACCTCATTGATCAAATAGTTCGAAATCTCTTCTTCTAAGACTGCGTAAGGTATACCGCCTTGATAGTCTACGTAAGAAAAATACTTCATCCCTACTGAATAAGGCTGAACAATTAAGATTTCTACTTGATCCTTACCAAATCCAAAAGCTGGTATTCTTTCCGGTGCATACTTCTTAATGTCTTCCCAGTTATTAGAATAATAGTACGCTTCTATTTCTCCATCTTTATTACACTTCTCAGGAGCTAACAAATGAACCGGAATGTGATAAAGTTTTTGTACTTTCTTTCTATCCTTCGTATAGTGAACTTGAAACGCTGCTTGACCTAACATCTCAAAGTCTAAAACCACCTTTCTCAAGTCATCAGCGGAAAGCATAGCCATAACCTGAGCGTAGTCGTTAGGCTTCTTATTGGCATCCGTAGCACTCAATCCTTTTCCGTAGATTAGGCGAGAGATATTATTGATAATAGCGTTATTGGTTGTCGAGTTCTTGTAACGATCCATTAAAAAGGTATAATATGAATTATTATCTCCATATGTAACCCATTCGTTACGTTTAGATTCTTCGATTACTGGCGGTTCGTATTGCGCCAATTTTAACACGTGAATATTACTCATAAAGTATAAAATCGTTATTTGACGTATTTACTACGTACTGACCATTATTTACGCTAAAGGTAGGTATTGATTGATTAGTACAGAAAACTTTGTCTTTAAAAACTACAGTCGTATTCTGTTTTAACGTCAGAGTGTAAAAGTGATTTTCTTTTAAAGAAAAGGTAGCTGTGATAGTATTGTAATACTCGCCTATGACATTCGTAGTTATTGTTACACTAGAAGTTACTCCCGTTTGTTCGTCTGTTAACTGCAAAGTGTTGTATGTATCCTGACGAGGGATAAACGAAAAACTTTGTGCTGTTCCGATTTCTTGTAGGATAATCATATAATATTAACTATATAATTATATTTTTGTATTGTAATTAATTTTGTTTTTTTTGTTTTAATACATTAAAATATGGAAAAAAAATCTTGTTCAAATTGTAAAAAATCTAAACCTATTGAAGAATATCACATTAATAATAGATTAAAAAGTGGCTTACAATCTTCATGTAAAAAGTGTATTTCAGAAAGATATAAAACTGAAAAATATAAAACAAAATGGAAAATAAAATACGAAGAGAATAAATCTTTAGGTAAAATAAATAAATGGTCTAATAATAATATAAATAAATATAAATCAGATTATTTAAATGAATTTAATGATAATAAACAAAAGTTATTAGATTCTGGTTTTATTGAAATATTATTTAACAATCGATTTTATATAAACCCAAATGGTGATATATACAAATTATGTTCTCTAAGGAATTACGTACAAAATAAAAGTTTTTCCGTAATTAAAATAAAGCAAAGAATAAATTTTTATGGATATAAAATAATATGTATAAAAAAAGAATATAGGGTTCATCAACTAGTAGCGATGCACTTTTTAAACCACATTCCTAATAAACATACTTTTGTAATAGATCATATTGATGGCAATAAATTAAATAATAATGTAAATAACCTACAAATTATTACTAACCATCAAAATTTAACAAAAGGAAGATATGCTAAAAATAAAAATGAAAAATTGTTGCAATATTTAGAAAACATAGTTATTTAAATTGTTTTTAAAAAAGAAAAGGGAAGCCTAAGCCTCCCTCATCTTTAACATATTGAATTGAATCTATGAAGTAACGATAGTAGCTGAAGAAAGAACTGTTACAAGTCCAGCTTCAGTAGAACAATTCAAGAAGTTAGCTGGGATATTCTCCTGACCTACAAAAGTCAAAGTATATCCGTTCATATCTCCCATTGCCGTACCATTTGAAATAACACCTGTAGTCAAATCCATACCTCTTTCCAATCCAGCAAGGAAGTATTGGTTTGCACGTGTTCTAACAATGATATGAGGTCTACCATAAGAAAGCAACTTAACCAATTTAGTTTTAGCAGCTGACTGCTGTTTTAGGTTAACTGTTAAGGTTTGCTCTACGAATGTAGTTCCGTTATCACGGCTTGAAGTTACAGTTTGCTCGAAAGAGTTAGCACCTTTCAAGTCGAACTTATACACGTTAGAAACACCATTGATATCGTTAATCATATCCGTATTCGTTCCGTCATAAGTAAGATCCGTAGCTGCGTAATCTCCGTAGTTAATAATGTAGATGGCATCTAACCCACCTACCGCTGTTTTACATGGCTCTGCTACGCCATTTCCAATATCACAAGACATCTTTTTAAGTTTTAAATGTTATAAAAAAAGGGAGGGAAGTTGAACCGCCCTCCCCTAGTTTTAAGTTAGTTTAGATTAGTTACCAGCATTAGTTACACCATAACTTACGATATCTCCACCAAATGCGTACTTGCAGTCTGCTGTGAAACGCATAACTACACGTACATTCTGATCACCTAGAGTTTCGCTTGTATCAATAACTCGTACTTCGTTAAGATCAGAAAGCAATCCTGTCGCAAAATGAAGATTTGAAGTAGTAGTAGCTAAACCTTTATTATCAGCCATACCCGGACACATAAAGATTGGAATACCATCAAAAGAAAGTGAACCATTAGTGTACCAAGTTGTTCCCAAGTTGTTTACACCATTAGCACCAAGACCTGAAGCGCCAAAACCGCCCAACGCCCTAACATAAGCACGAACGATGTTAGAAGAAAGATACAATTTAAGGTCCGGCTGTCCGTACAAACGAGTAGGGATAGCATCTACGATTTTACCAAGTTCTGCGATAACGTTAGAAGCTATAACACCACCACCAACAGCAGCGATCTCTTGTGCAGCCGGTTGATCTGCTTCGTTAGTAAGCTGTCGCATGATACCAGCAAATTCACCAGCTGAAGCGTTGTTACCTTCCCAAATAGTTCCTTCTATGTGTGCAGATACTTTCTCAGCTACGTGAGCGATAAGGAAATCAGAGAAAGATTTAGGAAGAACGTCAAATGCTCCATAACCCATCTCCGCTGCTTGCCATGTAGAATGGAAAGTCTTTTTACACAAAGTAAGGTTAACTTGGAATTCTTCAGGATTCAATACTTTCTCAGTAAGAGTAACAGTTGAAGAATCAGAGTAGTCACAAGTAGCATCCTTAACGATAGAATCAGTAGCTACTTTTTGAATTACTTGTTTAAACTTTACATTCGGATGGATAGTAAGACCACCTTGCTCTAAAGTTGGTGCAGACAATAACGCTGCTGCAATGTACTTACCTGCGAATTCACCAGCGTAAGTAGTTGTAATTGATAAACTCATTTTTTTATTGTTTTAAAATTGATTACTTATTTAATTTTTCTAGGATAATATCCATAGTTGTTCTAGGTCTTTTAGAAGCCAACTTAAAGAAGTCAGTAGGATTCTCTTTTTCAGGATTAAAAGTGATAGGTTTCACTTCTTCAAGTTCCGTCTTTTCAACTGTTGTTTCTTCAGTAGTAGTTGCTGTAACAGGATCAACTTTTGAAAATGTTTCAAGCTTAGCTTTTAGCTCCTCATTTTCTTTTTTCAGAGCTTCCATTTCAGAGAAAAACGTTTCCTTAATGATGGATTCTACTGTTTTCTTTGCTGTAGGAGCTGTAACTTCTGCTTCTGCTTCAACCGGCACTTCCGCTTCAGGTTGTTCCATTGGCGCTTCTTCTTCTGCTTCTGGAGCTTCTTTTATTTCAGCGATAACACCTTCTACTTTAACAACAAGAATACGACCATCTTCTAATTCATATTCACCTACTGGTAAAGGTATTTTTTGTTCATCTTCTGTTACGATTACCACCGCCATTTCAGGATCAAAAGAATCTGCTTCGATTACAGTCATTCCGTCAGCAAGTTTCATTTGCTCTAATTTTACTTCCATTCCAAGAAGCGATTTAATTTGATTAAGTGTAGATTTCATCTGTAAACTTTTCTATTTAACTCTTTCGTTTTTTTGTTGTTGTATTTTTCAATTAAGAATTGATTGTGCGAGGAGTATTCGTGTTCTGTACGTTCTGCGTTCCAGCTGAGTTAGAACTTCCGATGCCTTGATTCTGTAATGTTCCATCGCAACATTCAGCTTTATATGTTCCGTCATCACATAAACATCCTCTTTTTCCTCCTTTAGGAGATGTCTTGCTTAGTGTTTTTTCTTTCTTATTTGCCATCTTATTTTGTGTTTCTGATTTCTTCTAATTTTCTTTGAGCCCATTCTACTCCTTCATCTCCACCCCATGCTAACCACATCAAACGCCCGCATCCGTCTCCTAATTCCTTGTCTGAGTTTTGGCGGTGTCTTTCAAAGGCTGCCATGCGTGCTATAGTCTCTTCTGAAATAGGTTCGTTATTTGCTAACTGATTCGCTCTAATTTTTCCTACAGAAGTTCCACATGATCCCCATCCATTTTCTTCTGCATATCTTAAAGCTATTTTAGCATTTTCTACAGCTGCTTTTGGATAATCAGTATACGAACGAAGTTCCATTCTTTCAGCATCTACAATGATCTTTCTAATTTTTTCGAGTAGAATTTCATCCTCATTCTTCTTTTTTAGACTCATTTCGTACTTATCAGCAAAATATCCTTCTATTGAAAACCCTTTAACCTTACCTTCTTTGACATCGTTCCATACCTCATCATTATTCACCTTCATAGAAATCATCCATGTTCCTACTGGTAAAGAGAATCCGTATTTATGTGACTTATCTTGATTTTCATCTTCAATGATCCAGCTCTCTACTACGCTAAGACCTTTTAAAGGCTCTTTATGTTCATAGGTAGCATTATTCTGATTTGAACGCATTAAAAATAGTTCTGAAGCCTTACGTACCGTTTTTTCAGAGAAATAGATATAATACTCTTCTTGCTTTTGGTTTACCCGGTAAATCTGTTTATTAGGAATCAAAGCAGCACCCATTAAAATACGTTTCTCCTCATCTACTTTCTTGAGTTCTACTTCGTATTTATGTAGTGCGATAAAGTTTTCCTCTATTGCTGGAGAATGAACTACACTAACGGCATCTATACCGCTCATTTCATCCTCTTCATTTATGATTAGTTCTACTATTCTCATGACAAACTAACTTTAATTTTATCCGAATGTTGCATAATTAACTCTGTTACGATCTAAACTCTGTGCTGTTGTTACATCTCCACTTACGACATAGGCTTGTATAGGTTGTGATCCTAATCCGGTTAAAGGATTTGTAGCTTGTGCATTTCCTACTATATTAAAGTTAGGAGTTATAGCAGCTCCAGTTCCTGCATTTAATCCACTTGGTGCAGTTGTTGATCCTCCTCCAGATGGTGTAGAAGTTGATTGAAACTTTTGAGAAGCAATCTTAGCTACGTTAACAAGACCAGCTGCTACTGCAAGACCAGCTGCGATAAATGGTTGTGCTGGGAATAATACGGTAGCTGGATTGGCTGCTGCTGCTGCAAAAATAGCATTTGCACTTTTATATGTATCAATAGTAGCTTGTGCTATACTTACAGCTTTCTGAATTTGAAATGCTTTTCTAGCTTCTTTTTCTCCTTTTTTACCAAATATTTCTGTAATGCCTGATATTAAATCAAGTGTTTGTTTAGTAGATTCAAAAATAAAATCATTCGTTTGTTGCTTATATGCTTTTTCGTCTTTTGATATTTCTTTACGTTGCTGTGCATACTTAGCTTCTATTGCTGTTATTTCTCCTTCAGTAAGTTCTTTGTTTTCTAATTCTTTTTGTCTTTGCAATTCAAGTAAATCATAACGGGCTTTAAAATTATTTTCATCTTGAATTATTTGAGCCTCTAAGAATCCTTTTTTAGAATTATATTTTTGTTCGTTTAATTTTGCTTCTTTTTCTAATTCTATATCTGCATATTTCGTATTTATAACAGCAATTTCAGAATTCAACTGTTCTGTTAATTGTTTTTCAAGTTCTGCATTTCCATTTACTGTTTCAAATTTTGTATCATAAGAATTAATAAGTTCTTGAATTTCTTTTTCTCTTGAATCTTTTATTAATGATAATTCAAGGTTATAAACTTCTTCTTGTTTCTTTAATCGTTCTTCATTAGATTTTTGCTCTAAATCATAAAGTGCTTTTTGTTTTTCAAGTTGTTCTTGTTTTATTCTTTCATTTTCTTCTTTACGTTTTTGTGCAGCAGCTTTTCTATCTTCAGCTTCTTGTTTTTGAACTTCAATAGCATTTTGTCTTACCTTTTCAGCGTTCTCTTTTACTTTTTGTGCATTTTCAGCTACATTAATTTTATTATCTAAAGCTAACTGTCTATAATAATCTTTTGATTGCTTACTTAGTTCGTTATAACGCTCTCTGGAAGTTTTTAATTGTTCTCTAATAGCAGCAGCTTCTTCTTCATTACCTTGATCCATTAACTGCTTATAAAGCCGTCTTAAATTCTGATAACTATATTTTTCTTTATTATGGGCTTTTTGTTTTTCTTCAGCTAACTTTTTAGTATTCTTTTGCTCTTGTTCAAATAGTTGCTGTTCAGTTGCACCTTGCGCTTTCATTAAAGAAATGCGCTCAGATTGTCTCTTTTCAAGTGAACTGAAATTCTCATCTATTGCTCGTCTTTGATTTTCTAACGATTTAGTATATGCGTCAGCTGCTTCTTTAGCATTTCCTGTTTCTCTCGTGAAGAATGCAATAGCACCTACTAAAGCAGTAATTCCAGCTATAACAAGTCCTATCGGATTAGCTTTTAATACAGCATTAAATGCTTTCATAGCCACAGCTCCAATATTAGTAGCTACAGCCAAAACCTTCTGTCCTATTGCTGTTTGACCTATAACAGCTTTTAATTGAATAAATGAATCTTTGGCTTCCATCAATCCTTGAACTCCTTGAGAAAGAGCCATAGCAGATTGAACTTTTAATAATGTTTCTTGAATAGCACTAGATTCTACTCCAATTAAACCTAATGCTCCTTCAAAGGCTTGAAATCCATTTAATACACCACCAATAGAAGCAGATAGAGCATTAAACTTAGCATCCGGATTGAACGCATCTGTTAAGGCTTTCGCATCTCCAATAGCATCTTTTAACTCAGCGGCTTTCTTTGCTGCATTAATGGCTTCTTGAGATGTTGCACCAAACTTTTCAGATAGTGCTGCTACCTCTGCTTGTGCTTTTCTTAATTCAGACTTTAAACTGCCTACGGAGTCTGTCTTTATTTCGAGTTCTATTACTTTCTTTTCAGCCATTACTTATATTCTTTTTCTTTTAACTTACGTTTGCCTTGTTTGTATGCTGCCTTAATGCTTTTAGGTATTTCGTTTCTGCCTTTAGCTATGTCTATGTAGTCCGACTTTCCGTAGAAGTCATCCATCTTTAGTATGTCTAAAATGTGTTTAATCATATGTCTGAAATTTGGAAATTAATAGTATCTAATTCTGTACTTCCATCTTCATAAGTATACGTTATCTCAACAGGCAATATTTCAATTACTCCATATTCTGATCTCAATCTAAACATGTCTTCTGTATTCAGATAATCAGTTCCATTTTCATCTATAATTAAATCTGCTTCAACTGGATTTGTAGGAAGCGTAAACTCCACGTTCGTGTCTTCATATATTGTAGGCTGAGAAACTGTTATACCTGTCGTGCCTACGTCTATATCTGCTTGTATTGCTCCATTAGGAAGTATAATAGCTTGTTTTAATAAGCCACCTGTTTTAGCTGCTAAAAAAGGAGTTTTAGTTCTTACTGTTCTTCTGAAATCATGAAGCAACACTAAATCAACTTCACCACTCGTAAGATTCGCTTTTATCTCATTTATAATATATCGCTTATCCCTAATTATAACTCTATCATTTAAACGTATAGTTGTCAGTAACGGAATAGGGAAATAACATTTAACATAAACTAATCTATTCTTTTTTACATACAAGTTGTTTAAGTATGCAGAATAATAAGAATTAAACAAATGGTTGTTTATATTAATGTCTTTTAGTGTAGATATTTCAGGGCCGAAATTGATAGAATAATTAGTTCCGCTTATAGTTATATCTTGACCAAACGGCATATAGCTTGTAATATGATTAGTGCTTGATCCGTCGTTAAAATAAAATGAAACACTCCTTTGAGAATCCATGTAAAGTAATACTGGCTTTGGAATGTATTTATTATAATTTCTATCTAAGTAATATCCTACTTGTAAATTAGTTCCTGTAAACTTATTATGTCTTAAATTCTCAAAAGGTGATTCGACTATATATTCAGTACCATCATAATTATATACCTGTTCTAAATCCCCGTATTCATGAAAGAAATTATCTGCATAAAGACGGTTTAAGAATGATTCAGATTGCTGATACTTAAACGCTATCTTTTTAAATAGCTTAACACGTTCTATATCTATGCTATCAATATCAACATGTTTTGTAATATCTAATATCCGTCCTTTAGCATACCAATCTTCTAATGGCATTAATTCAAATGTAGTTTGAGATAGAGGAGATATAGTTAAATTAAATTCTTTTAATATGCCTTTAACAAAATCAGATACAGTAATATCAGGTATTAATCCGTTTATATCTACATTTCCAGTTAACGTTTGTGGAGCTGCACTATAAGCATAACTCTGCTCTAAATAGGATTCAGGAGAATAACCACCTCCTGTACCTGTATCTATTATACAAGAAAAATCATAATAGATATTAAAACTAAATGTAAATGTATTATTTGCCTTTAATTTAAAATAAAAAGTAGAATCTAAACCTGGGTTATTTGGCTCTGTCAATACTTCTATTACTTGGTTTCCATTTCCAGTAATTGTGTTTATTAATGTGTTATTTCGATAAACTTCTAAATAATATGTTACTATACTTGAGGATACATTGTATATAGCAACTTGTATTTTATGTTGTCCTCCTATAGCTGAAAACGCAGGAGATGTACCTACTATATCTCTATACTCATAATGTAAAGTATCATTTACATTGTCCCAAGTTCCAGGTTGATAAAATCCTCCAAAAATAAAGAAATCTAATTTTTCGCTTTCTGTTAAAAATGAAAATGATTCTTTATTCTTTAAATGTAGATATAGATTAGTAAATCTAGTATTAGTCAAAAATGATCCAACAAAATCAATTCCATAATAAGATTCTATCGCCTCAAGTATTCTCGAAACCCTTAGAGCTGGGAATAATTCAGTATGGTGAATATGGTGCGAGTTTTGCGAAATATCCTGAGAACCTCCGCCACCATAAATCCAAAGCCTATCTGAACTAATCAAAGGGTATCTAACATCATAACTAGAACTAGAGGTTATCCGTGTTTGTACCTCTGATCCGCTATATATGTGATTGTATGGAGTAAAATCTAAAACACTAAGTTTATCTTCTCTAAAATAATCTTGAAGCGTTCTAACGTCACCATAGAAAGTAATAGTGTAGCTTTCTACTCGCCCCTTTTTTAGATTAGCTTTTTCTAACTGAATCTTTCCTGTTCTGAAAGTGACTAAGTCTATTTCAATTTTTGCGTTTCGTCGTAGCTGATGGTCTAACGTAGAATCTACATCTGTCTCATAGAAGTGCTGGAAGATTTGGTTATTATGTTCGGAAGCAGGGACAGTAAAACTTTGTGAGAAGTCTGTAAATACTTTAGCTATATCCTGAACGTTCTGAACGCTTGAAGTAACTTGTATCTGTTCGTCTTCGAATAGTTCTAACCTTTGACCTTCTATATATACTTGTACCTTTCGCATTATACTACGTTATTGATTATATCAGTTGTATATTGGAATTCTAAAGTGTAGTTGATCATCTTAGTGTTGATCTGCTTTTGTAACTCAACAGATTTCGTGTTTATCTTGACTGGTCTGTTATCTAACATGATTCGTTCACTTGTCATAAGTTCCCTTAAATTGTCAGAGAAGTCTTCTGCTACCCAATCAGTATTAACAGTTATCGTTTCTTGGTAGTTGGTATTGAACGTTTTACGCTGACCTTCTAATATGTCATAATTAACAAGGTTGTTTTGTAACAAGTTGTATTCCGTGTTTTCAACGTTAAACGTGTCATTACTTGCAGCGTAAAACCAATCCCTTTGCCATGCTCCGTATCTATTTATGAAGTCGCAACAAATAGGGGTATACTTACATTCCGTTTTTGGCTTGAATGTAGCTTCCCAAAGTACATTATTAGATGCGTCTGTGATCTGCGTTACACATCCGTTATCGTAATAGTTAGGATGCACTCTATACGAACTGATAACACCACTTGAAGGTATTGTAACTGTATTCGTGGTTCCTGTAACTAATTCCGTGTATTTAACCTTATATCCTCCCGTAGCATTCCACGTTATGCTTCCGGCTCTCTTTAAAACATCTGTAGACAAAACCGCAGTTGAATCGTAAAGGAAATAGTACGTTTTTTCGGCTAATAGAATATCTCCCAAATCAGGATTATAACCTTCTGTGTATAGTCCGTATCCATCAAATGCTTTGTAAGTAGTCGTAGAACCTACCTGAGTAAAAGAAGTGGTTAGTTTCTTGTATCTCTTTACAGACACGTTGCACCATTCAGTAGTAGTTAATGCTTGGTTACCTACGTTGTAGTTATTTTGAAACTCTACGTGTGATAAATACTCTTTGATATATGGCGAAATATTATAGGTGGTTCGTCTATTTGAAGTAGAAGGTATTAACTTACTCAGAGTATAAGTAGGAGAAGCTGGAGCGGATCCTGTGCCATTCCAAATAAATAACTCTACTTTAGTTTCTATCTGTGATGCTTCGTTTATTTCTACGATGAAGGGTGAACGTGCAAATATATTAGCCATTTCTTATTTTTTAGGTTGTACGATAGTGTCCATAAATAACTTAGACGCTTCAATACCGAATTTATCTATTAACTCGTTAGGTAACTTTTTGTATGCTGCCTCAAATGGCTTAGTAAAGAACAAAGAGGGTTTTATTCCGTTCATATAAATACTTCTAGCCATGATATAAGCCAGTCCTTTACGTGAAGCAAATTTACCTCCTTCTTTTCTAGGCGCAAATCCTTTTCTTACGATCCACTTATCCAATTTGCTTGGTGGTGGCATCTTACTTTTGTAGCTAAAAGGAGTATCATATTTCTTTTTCTTTCCGCTAACTCCCTGATCTTGGTAAAAACCATACTCTTCCATGCTAAACTCCATGCTAATAGAGTTAGGCATAGCTTTAACGTCTCCTTTAATTGAGTTATATAGCTTTTTAGACGAGTTTTTACCCATGCGAGTAAGGTTAGACTTCGCTTGTCTTATTACGTGGTCTCTAAAGCGATCTAAAGCCTTTTGCATTTCGTCTTGTGCCATTAACAGATGCTCATTTGATTTTCTACTACTAGGTCAAAAGTCATAGTCCACCCGGCTAACAAATTCTCAAACCTTTCAGTAAATGGTTCGCAACTTGGCGCACCACCTAATTCGTATTTATCTGCTAGTGTTCCGTGTTCAATAGAAGCTGCTAATCTTTGTAGAACTGCTAACTGGGTGTTTAGTACGTCTTGCTCGTTGTCATTTCCTACAAATACATCTGTAGTTTCCGTTTTTGAAACGTCTACAATATCCATAGCAATAACACTTATATTAAATGTCATCACGTTTGGGTCAATAGTTACGTTATTTACCATGATATGTGACAAAGGAAATATAGTCTGCTTATTCAGGTCTACTTCAAAGATGCTGCCTTCTGTAACTGTATTTACAAACGGGCTTGAAATCAATTCGTTTTTTAATACTTCCGTTACGCTATAAAATCCTACCATTTCTGTTGCTGTTTTCTTATTTGTCTAATTTCTATCTCCGTTTTTTGCTTCTCAAAAGTCAAAAAGGTTAATGCTTTAACAAGGGGCTGTTTTGTGACTCTATCGAAGTCGAGAATATTTCCTTTAGCTGCTGCATAGATTGACTGATACCATCCCCACTGCTTTCCAAATTGAGCCTGTTCGCTATATTCGTTTTGCTCATCTTGTTCGTCTCCATCTCCAAATAATCCCCTAAAGCTTCCAATAATTCGAGTCCTAAAGTCCAAAAAAAAACCGATGCTCCTAATGCTATGCTTACCGGAGTAAACTTCATAAGATCAGAAAATTCAGATGTCCCTGTGTATTCCATGATCTCATATTTATCACCATTTGTCTTTATGATGGGTCTATAAAGAACTGCCATAGCTTTGTGCATATTCTCCCAGCTACCTAAATACTTTTCAGCATCTATATATTCTCCCCAGCTTATTTGTTCTAGATTAGGAATGAATCCATATTCAATATCTCCGATTTTAAAACGCTGCTTGAATGGAGGATTTTTAGAGAATAACTTATTGAAGTGTTCGACCATATCGGTAAGGTCAGTAGCTTTAATCTTTACTACGTCTTTTAACTCTATACCACAGAAAAGCGAAACCATCTTTTCAGATATGAACTCCGGATCATTTGAACCATCTGCTGTTCTTCTGAATTCCTGATAGTGCTTTAAAGGAATCTCATCTAAGCTTGTTGGTATTAACAGTTCTAACTTCATAGTATTTTAACTTTTATTTCGTGTTTTCGTTGTTTGCGATTGCTATATTGTATGCTTCGTTAAGCATTACCATGTGTTTTCGTATGCTCATAGGGTTGTTTAGAACTATCCTAACGTTTCTACCCTTTCGTTCTTTTATGTACGCTTGTACTACGGCTATCATTTCCTCAACGGATGGCGTATGTTCCATAATTTGAGTTTATACCGAGCGTTTCCATCTCGTGATATCTTAACGCATCTACAGCGTGATTATTTGTATCTACGGGTTTGTTTAGTCTGGTTCCGGACTTGTCTGTATCCCAGCAATAGGCCCTAAGTTCTTTTATTAGGTTCGTGCTTTGAGTAGTCACTAAATAGTCTTGGCGTTGCATTACATCTATTCCGTAGTTTATAGAATCCTTTCCTTTAGTTACTCCTTTGATCGTTATTCCGTAGCGTCTTATCTCATCTATAGATTTAGGCTCAGAAGAATCAGCGTATACCGGTACGTGTTTAGGAAGTAACTTAGCTATATCGCTATTAAGCATTCCTGTTTGATATTTGAGTTCGTTTATTAGTCGCTGACCATTGTAGTTATACACTTCGATTATTGCTGTAGGATCGTTCGTATATCCAAAGTCTAAACCTATGCCGATTAACTTTGCCTCTTTTGGTATGGTGTCTATTAGCTTCCAATTACTGAATATAACACCTTCTAACATTCCGATTTCACCTAGTCCATATACTCGCCACCAATTAGCCCAATAAGAAGATGTTTCGGCTTTCTGTCTATTCTTCTCTATCTGTTCTACTATAGATTTATCTAAGGCTTCGTTATCCTTGTAAGTAAGAATGATAAAATCAGCGTCATGTTCGTCTTTTAGTTCCGTATGCACCCAAAACTCATTAGCTGGGTTAAAGTCTAAGTAAACCTCTTTCTTTGTACGTATGGCAAGTTCGTTGTAAGATTCGAATGTCACATTATTACATTCGTTTATGTATAGGATGTCACGTCTCGCACCCCTTAGTTTAGAACTGTCATCAGCACTAAAGAATTCAAAGTAGCTTCCATTTTTAAATTGGTAGGTGAGCAAAGATTTATTGAACTGATCGTCGTAGTATCTATTGGTCCACTTCAGTATTTTTAGAAAGTCCTTTAATGCTCCCCTTCTTAGGTGTGGTATTGTTTCAGCTACAACGCTTATTTCTAAGTTAGGTTGTATTATTGCTTTGTTTATTAAGACTGCTAATATTGAATACGTCTTGGAAGCTGCTGTGCCTCCTTGTACTATTTTAGTTCGTGATTTTAAAGCAAGTATTTTGTTTGTTGCACTTGTTCTTTTAAACATATTCCCATTTAAAACCATACATTGTTGGCTTTTTACCCGCACAACATTTTTGAATATTTCCTTTATTTAAACCTAAAACTTCTTGAATATGCCCAAATCCATCCCAAATCTTAATTATATTTCCATTTAATGTTTTTTGATAAACTTTTTTAGATTGAGATTTTCTTGTATTTTCTTTGGATGTTATCCATTGAAGGTTTATTACATTATTATTTTTTTTATTCCCATCAATATGATCAACCTGTGATAAATTTAAATCATTATCTATAAAATGTTCAGCAACCAACCTATGAATAAATATATTTTTCTGTTTATTATTTATGCTTAATCTAACAAAAAAATAACCATCCCTATGGTTTAATTTACATAATTCTTTTTCTTTACCTATATGACTAATTACATTTCCATAATTAGAAATAGAATATCGGTTATCATAACCTTTAATTTTAACGTATTGTTCCATAGAACAAATATACAAAAAATTATTTACTCACTGTCGTTCTCCTGAACATCTGGAAATAAAGGTTGTTCTATTATTGTTTGTTCTACTTGCTGAATAGGTGCGCCGTATCCTGAATCCATTAATGCTTTGTATGCGTTTACGTCTCCTTCCCTTGCTTTCTTGATTAGTGCCAAAGTCATCAAGTCCTCTTGGCTCATCGTTTCACTTTCACCAGTCAAAGGGTTCTTTAAGTTTTGATTAACTTCTAACCAGTAACGTGCTATTGTGCTTCTGTTCTTTGCTCCTTTCGGTCTTCCGTTAGGGTTTCCGCTTTCGCCTTTTTTAAATTCGTGTTTCTTTATATCTTCTGCACTCATTTGACTGCTGTTTTTCTGCTGTTATTTTAATTCAAAACTTGCTGTAATTCTATTTGATGAAGTTTGCATATTACCAACTGTAGTTCCTTTTGATTGTGTAGTTGTTCTTGAAAATCTTGTTGTTATCCATTTATTTGATTTGTCTTCCGATTTTTCCAAGTTCCTTGACCACTTCAGCATTGTTGTCGTAGTGTGCTGTTATACCTAGTTCTTTTATCTTCTCTACTTTGGCTTTATTACTTCCAGTAGCGTACACTTGGGATTCGTTTATTCCTAGTGCTTTGGCTCTCGCTAACATTCCATCTTTCTCTTGCCTAGCAGAAATGATATAAACATCCGCTCCTTTGCTGATCCATTCTTCAGCTAATCGCATTCCCTTTTCAGTAGTTAACGTTTCATCGTAGTCAAAACTTACCTTTTCAGAAGCCATCTTTTCTTCAAAGGCTGAACGACATACCGCAGCACGTTGCTCTGTTTCGTACTCAGAGATCATTTTATCGTCACTCATGCATCTCTGCATAAATTCATTTACCCTTTCGTAAGGTTTAGGAGTTGGAATCGGCATACTCTGAATGTATTTTTCTTAATTGCGCAATAATGTCTCTCCAGCAACTAGAACAGCTTGTAGGTTCTTGTCTTAGATTAAGTACCCGGTTGTAGATTGCTAGAAGAGCATGTTGATCGCTTATTCTTATTTCAGCGTAGTCACGTGCAAAGAAGTTGTTTAAGATTGTATGTTCATCTTCAGTTAAGCAGTTCGCTTTTCTGTAGGGGAATAACTCGTTTAGCTTTTTCTTTCTTTCCTCGCAATTACAATCTTCGCCCATAGCCCATTTAGCTATTTTAGCTATTCCTGTCGCTTCTAATACTTGTTCAACTGTGTCTCCCAGTCCTTGTGCTTTAGGCTTCCGCCCTCTTCTTTTTTCCATTTTGTATATCTTTTATCATTAATTCTAAGTGTACTATTCTTTCTAACCAATGTTTAGCGTCGAATAGGTTTCCGCCTTTCTGTAGGCATTCACTATATGCCATGTAGGCTAATTCCTTTTGAGTGTTTAGATATGCTTCAATCGTCTTCATTTAGTCAAATTTATGTATCTTTCTTTTAATTGCTCGAATTCTACTTTTTGCTTTTCGTTTTTCTGTATTAGTTCTTCGTGTTTTTCTCGTAGTTCGTAAAGTTCTAACCTCAAGTTATTAATCATGGATCGTATTTCCTCAGGTGTCAGGTATTCGTTATCGTATTCTATTAGATTCATATTCGTTCTAAGTCGTTGTTTAGTAAATCTTGGTAGTCTTCACCAACAGCATTTTTAATTCGTTGTTTACAATGCTTTATAGTGTGAAATATAGAAGTCAAACTAATCTTAGTTCCAGCTTCTAACTCACGCATAGACTTACCACTATCTCTATATAACTTAAAAAGAATTGAATCGTAGGGATGCCATGATTGTATTTCTGTTTCTATCTTTTGTTCAATGATGTTCTTGGCTTCGTTTATTTGTCGCTCGTCTGTATCGTCAAAAACATAAATAGCCTCTTTCAAATCCGTTTTTTCAATCTTTCCTTTCTGCTTACAGTAATCGACATAGATGTTACGAAGCACAAACCAAATAAAACCTTTATTGACCTCTCCGTTCTTAATAATCTTTTCCGGGCTTGTGTACTTGTGGATTCTTAAATACATTTCTTGTACGATATCCTCAGCATAGTTATATTCTCCAAATGATTGCACCACGTTAACGAAGAATTTATGTTCTTTAGCTACGATAGTTAACCAGTTAGTATCAGTCTTCATATAACCAATTAACCAACAATAGAAAAACGAATGTACATATCCACACCACTATTCGTGTTTATGCAAATATATAACAATTTACTTTTGTTAGATTCGAGCATGAAGGTAGGTGATAAAAAACAAGTTACCCCTACCCCTATAAGGATAACTTATTAATCACCACAATTTACTTCCGTTGAGTTCTCGCTGGTAGGTTTCGGCTCAAAGCGGGTGACAAGTTATGGAAGACCCTTTTCTTTGATTTAAGATCGAATGCACTTTTGTTCAGTTCCGTTTTTACGTATCGACATCCGTTGTTTTTTGTAGGGAAATAAAAAAACCCGATCAATGTCAGGCTTGACCGAGTTTTAGACGCCAATATAACGATGACGCCAAATAATCTCATTAAATATCACCCTGACAATGATAGGGCAAATATAAAATTATTTGTGATACAAAGTTTCGTAGTACGCTTTTTTTTCTTCAGAAAGGTTTTTTTCTGCTTCATCCTTACACTTTTTTAGTTCGTACTTGTATTCTGATTCTATACGATCAATTTTAAGGCTATTTTCAGACAGTTTAACGGACTTTTGTACTAAAAGGTATATCAATATACCATAAGCAAGAAATAAAACGATTACAGCGTATTTTATGTTTTTCATGTTTTTAATTTAAAAAGGGAAGGACTTTACCTAACATTAATCATCTACTTAGTACCATTTTTTGCCTTCCCCTAAATTTATTCACTTAAGGCTTTTCCGATTTTTTCTAGTGAAGTATCAGTTAATCCTCTTTTTTCTCTAACGTAAAGCCATAGCTGACTGGAATGAATACCGGCTTTCTTTGCTAGTTTGTGCATTGAATTACCTTTGCTTAAGTATTCGTTTATCATTCTACGGGCTTCGCTACCTAAAATCGAAAGTTCTCTTTCTGTCATCTTATTCTGATTTAAAGGTTAATAAATTCCGCAATTAAAACTGCGGATAACAGTCAGCAAAGGCAATTGAAACTGCCTCTGCTTTTGCGTTATAAGCAAGTGGCGGTGGTTACTGTTCTTCATACAATATAGCGACATGGTTACTTCGCCAGTCTCTGAACATTTACCACTCCAACCGCCACCAGACTTATAACAGCAAATATACAAAATTGGGGGTTATGAGTCTATTGAGAACTTCGGCTTCTATAACTGACCCGATTCGATGAACCCACGCCAACTTTTTAAAGTCCCCAACTTCGTATATTTGCAAAACGTTATAAAACCAAGGTATGTTACATTACACCACTAACTTTAAAAGTATGTGAGGGTATTAGCCCACCATCCCCTTGGCATTTATTTTTATTTAAAGGTTAAAAAGGTAGGTCGTCATCACCTTCAATCATGTTAGATAGTCCCTGATCGACATGATCCTGCGCCATTTCCCCATTTAATCCGCTCCAGTGTTTGGTCGATAGGTTCGTTTTTTGTTCCTGCGTTTTGTTCTCGTTCTGGATGCTGAACGCCTGCAACGTATTAAAATACTTAACTTCACCAGTCGAAGGGTTTTTCCATTCCCTCCCATTTATGTTAAACGCTATTTCGACCTCCATGCCTACGCCATAGTTGTCTAATATAGAAACTTTTTCCTGAGTAAATTCTAACTGAACGCTCTGAGGGTATTGATCCTTCGTAATAATTACGAACTCTCTTTTTTTGAATTTATCACTAACGATTTGAGTTTCTGAAATTCGTCCGATTTTTCCTGAAATTTTAAACATTTGCTTTTGTATTTAAGCGGTTATTAATAGTTGTTTTTAGTGTATTGTAATATTCACGGCAAAGGATTACACGCTCCTCTATTGCCTTAATTGTTTCCTCGCAATATTCCACATCGAAAATGCGTATTCTTAATTCCTCTGGAATGTGCTCGAAGGTCATTTGTGAATAAACTTCGGCCTCTAGTTCAGGAGTAGAGTCTAACATTCCTTTTTTCCATACTTGCCTTCTGATCTCGTCTTGGATCATTTGCTCAGGTGTGTCAACTAAGCAATAAACTAACTTGGCAGAACTTAAACCGGTTAGGTACATATAGGCTTGTAGCTGGTAGTAATATGCTTTGTCAGGTATCTCAGTATCAAAAAACGGAAATGTACTCGCAGAGAAGCTGGTTTTAACGTCATATACTATCCCTGAATGTATAACGTCAGGTGTTCCTACTAAATAATCGTTCTCGAAGGTTGTTTCGTTTTTCTGTGCGCCAAATAAACCTAACTGACGAACCATTAAATCAATCGAAACTGGTTCTTCCGTAGTTCCTTTGTCCGTTGCCTTGCTCCAAAAGTCTTTCTTTATTCCGAATTTATCTTCTAAATACTTTTCTTCTACTCGTGTTTTACAAGTTTCAGACAAGACTTCCCCTTTAGATCGGGGGTTAGTCATTATTCTGCCTAATGCGGATGGTCTTTCTTTATACATGACTAAGAGTTTAACCAGTTATCAATTTCTTTTAATTGATCTTTTGTTAAAGCATATTCCTTTTTTAATGCTTCAATAGAGTATTCAGCTCTATTTATTGCCTGTAAAGCACGTGTAAATTGATCGTTATTTAATACTTTCTTTTTAGGCAACTGCTCACCACCAGCATCCGTGTCTTTGTCGGTTACAAGTCCTAAGATTTGTGAAATGCCATACCTACGGAAATAAGTTAACTGGCTTCCGTAACTCTGAACGATATTTTGATTTTTCAACTCTACATCTGGCATTAAACGTAACGATGTTTCAAGTGTTTCTCCGCTTTCTACGTGAAAAACTACCGTTGTTAGATAGTCAACTCCGTCTTTATGGTTAGTCAACTGCGTGAATCCTAATCCGTGTTTTTTTAGCAATGGGTTAATCACGTTAAAAATTGCGGGAAGGTCTGCATACTGATAAGCGAAATTACCCTGCCCGGCTGTTGTGCCTTTGAAGATCACCGGCACTTCTTGTTGGAACTCTGCCAACGCTTTAAATAAATGTTTCATACGTTTGGTTTTTTATTTCTACAAATATATAAATAATTTGTTAAATACCAATTTCTTTAAATTAAAATTCTTGGAGCATAATATATTTGAAAGTCATCTATAATATAAATTACTACAATTAATTTTCTTTTAAATCGCTTAGGAACGTCTTTATAACCTTTGCCAACGTAAAAACAGTAATCAGCTTTTTTAAGTGGTTGAGGGACTTTATCCCATATTTCTTGTAATATATCATTCATATTTCTTTTATTTTTTTCTTGTAGGTGTCTATTATTTCTTTCAGCTCTTCAATGGTAAACTTTCGTGTTTTCGTAGCTTCTGCACTCAGTCTTTCAAATTCTTCTGCTCCTAACTTGGTTAAAAGATTTTCTCTGTACTGGATCAAATTACCGGATAGATAAGTATTACACGCTTCACATTGTAGATGTACGTTACGTTCGTCAAATCTTACTGACCAATGGTTATTGGCATTGAAGAAGTGTCCAGCATTCTCCTTTTTAGGCTTTTGGTTACAGCTGATACAGTTACTATTTTTATCTCGTAATCTTATATATTTATTAAATACTTGCTGCGCTATTTTTACGTAGTCTTGAACTGTCATTAAGTCCTTTTTTAACTGCGCTTTTTTCTTTGTCCACTGCTTTGTTTTTACGTCGTTTATCCATGCCGTTACGCAGTCAGGATCAAAGCAGTTTTTTTGTAACGTTGTATAGGGCATAAATTCCGATTTACAATATTTGCACTTTCGTTTTTTCATATTACATGGTATTTTTCTTTTGCTTTTAAATATGCGTTTTTCGCTTGTTCCTCAGTATCAAAATAGCCCAAATGAATTACATTCCAATTAACGTAAATTTGCGCTCTATACTTGCCTTCTCGTGCATTGTAATAATATCCCTTTGCCGTTTTTCTATTCCATTGATTTTGCTGAGGTGTAACGCTTCTAAGATTGATTATTCGGTTGTCATCACGAACTCCGTTAATGTGGTCTAGTTCCTCTACTAATTCATTAAAGCATAACCACCATGCATATTGGTGAGCAAATAGATTTTCGTTTTTACCTTGTATTTTTAAATTGATAGCTACATATCCTTTATGCCTACGTGTAATTTCCTTGCCTTTAATTCCATAAACCTTTCCAGTCAAAGGATCATATTTAAAACCTCGTTCTTTTGCGTACTTGCATTTTTCTTCTCGTGTCATAACTCCATGTCTATTTCATTCGACTTTAGTTTATCTATCTCATACTTCAATTCCATGTTTTCCTTATGGTAGTTAAAGTTTAATCTTTTGAGCATCCGATTTTCGTTATCTAACTCCTTAAAAACGGACATAGCTTCTCTTATACCTTCTAAGTGTTTAGACATTGAATTTATTAAATCTGTTCTTTCCGGGTGTTTCGTTTTTATGTCGTCTAATGATATAGCTAAAGCATAGGAAGCTACATTTAAATTAGAGTATGCCAGTTGTATAGTTATTTCATCCATGATTAAAAAGGTATTTGATCGTCTGTTAAAGGTGTAAAATTACTTGATTCGTTTTTATGACGTTCGGCATATACTCTATTACCCCAATAATCAACATAGTAATATTGATATTTTTCAACGTCTAAGAATAAAGTATAGACTCCGTTTTTTGAAACTCCTTTAGGTTTAGACTTGGCTATTCTTATTTGTAATTCATTATGTGCATACGGCTCTCCGTTTTCATTCATTAACCCGGAAGGTGGTCTCCATAAAGTTAAAACACACAAACCCTTTCTAAACCAAACCTGACCACCTGCTAAATCACGTGCCGAAGCTGGAGGATAATATACAATTGTATCCTGTTTTATTGGTGTTTGGTCTCTTACGTGAGTTATTATGCAATTATGCCTATTCGTTTTTCGTGCGTTCTTTCTTGCATAACCTAAAATTCTACTTAGGTATTTATCTTCCCTTCCTAAATCATTCGGTTTAAATTCTTCTGTTAGTTCATTCCAAGGATCAATAGTCGTTGTATGTATCGTTTTTTCAAAGTCTCTTTCCATTTTGTCTATTAGATCATAAAAAGATTCAACAGTCAAATCTTCGTCTACCGGGTCAATTACAAAAAAATGCTCGTTAATAAAATACTCAGCACGTACACGCTCTACTTCTGTCATTTCATCCTGACCTTTAATAAACTTTTTGCCTATGTACTTATGGCATAATTCAGAATAAATATCTGTAGCGTCTCCAGTCTCAGGTGAGAATATGACATGATTCCATCCATGCAAACACGAAAGATTAATTAATAACTCAAACCAAAACTCTGTCTTTCCACTTGCTGGAGCTGCTCCAATGTAAGTAGTACATCCTAACTTTACTGAGTATGGAAGAAACTCCCAATTAAAACCAATGTACGCTCCACGTTCAATTCCTTTTTCTCTAAGGTGATCTAATTGTTGTTTACAGTCTTCAAGTCGTTTATACATCAGTCAAAGATTATAGGGTGAAATGCTTTAATCATTTTTGGTTCATCCGTTTTTATCTCGTCTTCCCAATGCTTACCATTTAACCATGTAGCTGGATGTTTACGGAATTGTTTATCGGGTGTAGCTTTATTGTATTGTTTAGCTTGGTTAATTATGGTTTCATATAACTCAGGTTTAATTTTACTGAATATAGAATAAGACTTATCTCTACCTACCTTCTTATCATAAGCATCCCAAAATAAATCAAATGCACTATCTATTATTTCTTTATTATTTACTTCTTTATTATTTACTCTATGGGTTTCTTTAAGGGTGGGTTTATGGGGGTCTTTAAGGGTGTCTAAGTTATCTTTCTGATTTTCAACCCTTTTTAAATAGCCTTCTGCTCCAAATTTCTTTGCTTCAATTACGATATTCATAGTTTTTTTGTAATTATCAAAGTATTTTTTTACAATTTTCTTTTTTATTTGTATTTCTCTACCTTGATAAAACTCTGTAACAGCATAAAGCCAAAGAGTATAATCTGAAATATTATCAAAGAATTCTTTAGCATATACTAAATCTTCAATATTAATTTTTACGAATGGTTTTTTAGAACTCATGGCTTAATACATTGAATGTGGTTAATATTAATCCTTATTCTAAAATCAGTATCAACACCAGCATATTTCTGCATCTGTTTTAATTCGATATTATTTTCTGTTAACTCAACCCAATCTCCTGACCTTTCTTTTTTAATTACTTGCTCATACGTTTCTTCTACGTTTATTACTCCGTTTGTTAAAATAATTTTTGCCATAATCATAATAATTTATAAATAAAAAACCCGACCATTCTACTCGAGGCTTCCACATCTCTTTCAAATAATCGGGTAATAATTCTTTTTAAGTTACTATAACGTGGAAGCGTAACCGTTTACAAATATAAACTAATTTTTCTTTTTAAGAACGATAGGAGTTAAAAAACTGCATCCCAGCCGATGACCTAAACAATGAACATACTCTATTTCATTCTTTGCGTTCTTAGAATTCTTTAGATAAACAATCGTATCAAAATCAAAGAAGTTTAAATCCTTGCTTCTGTTTACTCGTTCACCGCATAGATAACCAAACAAAGAGTAATGTCTTGGGTTTACTTCAGCTGGGAAACTCTCTAGTTTAACCTCTACTGATCTGTATCGGTTTTCGTATTTCCGTAGTGTAATAGTCTTCATAG